AGTTTGGTATTAGAGTTGGTGATGAATGGTATGGAGTAAATGAACCTCTTGAACCTTCTGATTTTGTTGGTGGTAAAACTTACGATGTGCTTGTTAAACGTGGTAAGCCGAGTGAGAAGTATCCGCAAGGTAAGAAATATATTGCTCAAGTTGTGGGAGAGAATACACCAACAACGGCCTCGAAAATCGCTACATCGGCGGCACCTTCAAGTCAAAGTAATAATGTGAATGATGCTAAAGGTACTCGTATCCTTCGCCAAGGTGTTTATCAAGCAACGCTTCAAAGTCCTGCACTCGCGGGTTTTGCGGCAACGCCTGATGAATATTTGGCACTTGTTAAAACAACCGCAGAAAAGGTCATTACTTTTATTGAGGGCTAAATGAAACGTTCTAAGAAACTAAAACGTAAATTGGAGACTCGTATCCGCGATTGGGAAAACACAACCCAAAACGCTAAAGGTAAAGATTCTAAAGCGTATCGCAAACCAGGATCAAACAAATAAAATGGCTCTTATACAGTCTAAAAAAGATGAACACCAATTAACTTTCGATGATATAAAGCATAGATATATCCTCGATGGTAACGGAGTACCAGGAGTTACTACTTTTATTAAAGGTGGTTTTCCTGTTTCTTTTCAATTAGTTAATTGGATGATTGGTCAAGGTGCTGATTATACTTATGAAACTCTTATTAAGGAATCTACTCATGAAGGAAACTTTATAGAGTGGCCTGACAACGACGGTAAAAAAGAAATCATTAAAAGTGCTAAAGTTGCGTATAAGAAAGCGGCAGAAGAGGCAGCGGGAATTGGTACTGTTGTTCATGCCTATGCTTATTTAATAGAAACTGGTAAACAACGAGAAGCATTATTGTTGTTAGCTGAGTATAAAGATACGAGTCAATGGGATAGAATTAATAGTGCAGTTAAAAAGTTTGATGAATGGAAGAAACAAAATGAAAGTCAAATACTTGCTCTTGAAGAAATTGTTGCCTCACCTACTTACCAATTTGGTGGGAAGTTTGATCGCCTTGACAATCGTAATGGTCGGGTTATTCTTCCTGACTATAAAACTTCTAATGGATTCTATATTGATCAGTTTATCCAATTGGCTGCATACGCGATAGCTATAGAAGAGTGGAAAGGGATTAAAGTAGAGGGATTGGAGATACTCAGATTTGGTAAAGAGAATGGAGAGTTTGAAACTTTATTAATAGATAAAGAATCAGAGATTGATTATTTAAAAGAACAAGCTATTATATGTCGAAAAACATTTGAGTTTAGTAAAAGTTGGGGAAAAGATAAACGTTTTGCTTTTGGAGGAAAATAGTGGTACCAGCTTATTTCAGTATATTTCCTGTTAAAGATAAGAAACCACTAGTTAAATGGGAAGATTATCAGAATCGTTTAGCTACTTCCGAAGAAAAACTTCAATGGGAAAAGTCTTATCCTAACAGTCAACGAGGAATTGTATGCGGTAAAATATCACGCATATTTGTCCTTGATGATGACGGAGGATTAGATTCAAAAGAATATAAAATTCCTTCAACATGGACTACTAAAACTCCTAAAGGTGGTAGACATTATTATTTTAAATGGATTCCTGAACTTGAAAATAAAGTGACTACTAAAACTGGTATATTCGATAAAGTCGATGTAAGAGGAGAGGGCGGTTTTGTGGTTGCTTATCCATGGGAAAAGCCCATTGCCGCGATACCATTAGCCAATCCGCCTCAATGGTTAATCACCATGCTACCATTAGCGCATGGTGCAAAAAATATAGAAGATAAAGCAAAAGCAGGAGTAGCATCTGCCTCATGGTTATCAGATGCTTTAGACGATATTAAGGAGGGCAATAGAAATGCAAGTTTTACTCGTATCGCCGGATCATTACGTGCTAGAGGATACTCCGTGGAGGACATCTTTAGCTTACTTAAGTCTCGCGCTTCAGAAGTTGACTTTGACGGAAACGAACTTAAAACCATTTGTGAAAGTGTGGGAAGATACGAACGAGGTTCGGTCAGTGAAAATGCTAGTTCTATTGAATCTTTCCTAGAAGATATTGAACAGGTAGAATGGATTTGTGAGCCCATTATAGCCAAGAAAACAATTGGTTTTACTGCAGGGTTACCAGAAACAATGAAAACATGGATTCTTATTGACCTTGCTGTCGAGAGTGCTAAAGGCGGTGGGATGTGGTTAAATAGATTTCTTTGTAGACCAGCGAAAGTATTATTTATAGATCAAGAACGTTTCAAAGGTGAAACTCAACGCAGATTTAAAGCCGTAATCGCAGCCAAAAACTTACAACCAAAAGACCTTCGAGGAAGTCTTTTTATAAGATGTGGCACCACGACACGGCTTAATTTACCTCAATCATTTGATGCTTTTAGGAAAGAGCTATCCGAAATTAGACCTGACTTGGTAATTATTGACTCATTCGCTGCTTTTCATACAGCCGAAGAGAATAATAGACAGAGTATTCAAGAAGTTCTTGAACGAGTTAAACAATTAAGAAATGAATTTGGTTGTGCGTTTGTATTTATTCATCATGAAAACAAGTTTGCTTTTAGAGGAAAGGAGGAAGATCGTGAACCATCAATTGCGGAGATGTCAGGTAGTGTTGCAATCCCTGCCGTCGCTGAATTTGTACTTACTGTTCGGAGGCAGAACTCCGAATCGAGTTTCGTTTATCACACTAAATCTACCTTGGCCTCCACAATCTCTCCGTTCCTCGTTAAAGTTGTGGACTTGGATGAAAAGAAATCGGCAATTAAAGTTGAAGCGTACTAATGTATATTAAGCATTTAGCCACTAAAAATCGAGTAAAAAATCCAACGTATAAAACATGGGATAACATGAAAACTCGCTGTTATAATAAAAGTCATAATAAATGGACTTGGTATGGAGGCAAAGGAATTACTATTTGTAACCGATGGTTAGGATCGAAAGGTTATATTAATTTTCTTGCTGATATGGGAGAAAAACCCTCTTCAAAACATTCTATTGATCGAATTAATCCTAAACTTGGATATAAACCGAATAATTGTCGATGGCTTTTACTAAGTATTAATAGAAAATGGGGAAATAAATGAAGATTTATGTGGCCCGCGCCATGAGTGGTCGGACTAAAGAAGAAGTAGTTAAAGAAGCAATCTACGATAAACGACATCTTGAACTTGCTGGATTTATTGTCCTTGATCCTGTTACATCAGAAGGAATTGAACCAAAAAAAGAAACTTTACAAGCATCATATGAGCAAATGCTTGAGTTTTGGAAACGTGATAAACAAATGATTAGGGAAGCACATTTAGTATTTGATATGACTCCGCATATGAAATCAGAAGGTGTAGCTCATGAAATTGGATATGCTAGATATCATTTATGGAAAAAAGTAATTCGAGTTTATCCATTAGGTCAATTACCTAATCCCGCAAGTGTGGCTTATTTTGAAGATGACTATTTAACTGACTCAATAATTGACGCAATTGGCGAGGCGTATAGAACACATGGTACATTGTGGAATAGAATTAAATGGCGATTTAATCTCTATAAACGATGTTGGTTAAAATCAATTTGGACTAGATTAAAGGAATGGAAATGATATTTTATAGAAAGCCAGAAAGATTAATTATTGATGTACTTCCAGAGTATAAAAATGAAGAGTATGAACATACTTTTGAAGTTACTTTTCTAGTTCCAGAAAAACATATTGAAAAATTAAGACAAGCAATAATGAAACTTATTGAAAAGGAAAAATAATGTTTAATTTACTAAGACATCTTAGATTAGCAGGATGTGTTGCGGTATTTATAGGTTTATTTTTAAGTAATTGGACTTTAATAATCTGTGGAAATTTAGTTATTGTGACAGGTTATATGCTTTCAATTACTAAAATAGAACGTTATATTGAAGAAAAGGAGAAAGAACTTGCCATACATTCAAAGGGAGAATAGAGCTGAATTAGAAGAGAATCCGCTTAAAGCTAAAGTACCAGGAGAGTTAGCGTACATATTTGCTAGATTCTTTTATAAAGAATGGAATTTAAACCCATCTTGGACCACATACCATAATTTTCGTAAGGTAATTAGAGAACCAAGTAGTAATAGTAAGTACGAGACACTTATAAGTCAATTAAGTAAATCTATTTACTTTCGTCATCTTGATCTACAGATTGCCGCAGAATTAGCTCTTGATGAGTTTGCATGGCGAGTAATTCGCAATTATGAGAATGGTAAGAAAGTCGCTAATGGAGATGTTTTTATTGATCAAGATAAATTCATTGAAGAGAAAACGAAATGACCATTCACATAGGAGTTTTTATTGGTTACATCTTGTCTTTGACAATGGCCTATAAGATGTGGGGTTTGATGGGATTTTGGTTTACTTTTGGATTGTTGTTAACTAATGAATTACCAGGAATTACTTATACAAAATGAATACATATAAATGTGGATGTATTACATATACTGAAGGATTCACTATTTGTGCTATACATTTACAGGAGAAAATTCTAATGGACGGACAAGAGCTAAAAACAGGGGTTAAAAAAGATGAAGGAAAACCACGCTTTGAATTACTGGCTTATGAAGTTTTATTGGCAGTGGCCAGGATACTTACTGCAGGAGCCAAGAAATACGAAGATCGCAATTGGGAAAAGGGTATCAGTTATGGACGGTGTTTTGGCGCAGTTCAACGTCATCTTACGGAGTGGTGGAACGCTCGATTGGAAGGAAGAGATGGTATCAATCACGCTGATGGAAATGAGTCGCATATTGATCACGCCATCACCGAATTAATGTTTTTAAGTGCTTATGAAAAGAGAGGAAAACTTGACTTCGACGACCGCCCTACAAAATAACGAATCAGTTAATCCTACATTTGGTCCAAGTATGTATGGATCAGAAGTATTTATTAATTCTTCATTTCATCCACTGACTTATTCTATTCCCACAGTTGTTGATGTAGAAACAGATGAAAAGGATAATTTTGTAGGATTGGCAGTTTGTCAAGATGCAAGAGATATATTTTATTTTACTAATTTAGAGCTAGTTAAAAAGTTACTTGAAAGATGTCCTTTAATTGGTCATAATGTCAAATTCGATTTAAAACTTCTTAAGAAATGGGGATTGAATATAAAACCTGAACAATTACATTTTGATACTTGTTTAGCTTCTTATGTGGTAAATACAACAAAGGAATCTCATCATTTAAAAGACTTAGGAAAAGAAATTCTAGGAATGACTTGGCCTACATACCGTGAAATGGTTGGATCAGGCAGAAAGAAACAAACTTTAGATAAGCAAGAAGTTGGTCGGGTGTCCGCTTATTGTGGAATGGATTGCTTAGCCACATTTAAACTTTATCAATATTTTATGCGAATAATGAACCCAACGCAACGACATCTATTGAATCATGTTGAGTTGCCCATTTCTAGAATTTTAATGGAAATGGAGCTTAATGGGATTACGATTGACACAGACTACTTGATGAAACTTAATTTAGAGTTTAGCGGAAAAATGTTAGACATAGAAGCTGAGTTAAATAAACAATGGTACTCCATTGGTAAAGAAGAAAAATTAAATCCAAATTCTAATCGTCAAATCGCGGAGTTACTAGAAGCTCAAGGTGCAGTTCTGCCGATGACACAGAAGGGAAATAAAAAAGTTGATAAAGGAACTCTTGAACAATGGAAACAACTTCCAAGTGTCGCTTTGCTCCTTGAATATAATAAACTTGAAAAATTAGTTTCTACATATACAACCGGATTATTGGAGAAACAACAAAATGGCAAGATATATGCGTCGTTCAACCAAATCACGAAAAACGAAAAAGGTTATGAGAGTGGTATATCCACTGGTAGACTCTCTTCTTCGGCCCCGAACCTACAAAACATTCCAGTTAGGTCTAAAGAAGGTGGTCTTATCCGCAGAGCCTTTATACCGTCTGATGGAAAAGTATTCATTGACGCAGATTATTCTCAAATCGAATACAGATTACTCGCACACTTTTCTAAAGAACCTAGACTAATTCAAGCATTTATGGAGGAAAAAGATGTTCATGAAGAAACAGGAAGACTTCTTGGCTGCTCGCGTGACGTGGGGAAAACACTTAATTTCGCCTCCATTTACGGAGCACAAGCTACTAAGATTGCGAAAACTGCTAAAGTCTCTGAACAAGAAGCAGAGAAATTTCTTGGGACTTACTGGAAAGTTTTGCCAAGAGTTACTGCTTGGATCAATCGCGTTAAATTTGAAGCGAGGGCCAAGAAGGGCATCTTTACACTTTTACGAAGATGGATACCATTACCAGGTATATCCTCTCAAAACCGATTTGAAAGGATGCACTGGGAGAGAGCCGCAGTAAATTACTGCATCCAAGGATCAGCGGCGGAGCTGATGAAGCTCGCGTTAATTAAGTTAAAAGAAAGTGGATATGTGCCTGTTTTAACTTGCCACGATGAGTTTTTAATTGAAATCACAAATAATGGTCTTGGTTTAGAAACAAGTCATGTAAATTTAATTAAAAATATTATGGAATCAGTTGTTAAGCTCGATGTGCCGTTAATTGCCGATATTGGAATTGGTGATAATTGGGCATCAGCTAAAGGAGACTAGTATGGCACTTACACCACTCGTTCCTAGAAGTGATAAAAGATACTGCTATATCTGTGGATCACAAGTTGAGAGGATTGAATTTACTGTAAACTATGATGAGTATACAGGAAGTGCTGTAAAATCTGAAATACGTAAATGTCCTAAAGTTAGATTTTTTACTCTTGGTCATCCCGTTACAGAAGCAGAATGTTACTCTTTACAAGCATAAAGGAGATTAAATAAAATGAGCGATGAACAACCAGTAACACCGGAAATTCTTGAAAAGAAGATTCCTAAAATTCAGTATGTGTCAATTACACTACACGATGGTCGAAAAGGAATATTTGCTGGACCAGAGTTAATCTCTAATGCAGAACTTACTCTTTCTCCACCACGTTTGGTTTCTATTGATTTTAGTCAACCTAGAGAGTACCCTAGTCAGCCACAGCCTGAAATCAAGGTTTCTGAGGAGCCGAAGATAGAGGAGGCTAAAAATGATTCTACAGAATCTCCGACACAACCTAGCTAAACTAATTGCTCCTGAGTTAGTAGAACGTTTTAGAATGGCTACTCTAAGTGCTCTTGAAATTTCTAAACTTAGGCAGTTAAAAAATGAAATAACCACAGTTAAAGAATGTGGATGTATTTGTCAGAAGAAAAAATGTCTAAATAAGCTTACTCTAGAAAAAACATGGCTAAAATAAAGAAAGATTGGAGGAAGAAACTTGATGGCTACTTTATTGCATTTTGTCGCAAAGTTTTTCGATGGAGCACCGCCTATAGAAGTGCAGTTCAGAGCGCGGAAGAAAAGACTGCCAATGGACTACGATACAGGTGTAAGGCTTGTGGAAATCTTGTTGAACGATCCGAAAAACAGGTCGATCATATTATCCCAGTGGTGGAACCAGGAAAAAAATGGTCAGGTTCCTGGGATGACTATAGAGACAGATTGTTTGTGTCTACGGAGAAGTTGCAAGTCTTGTGTAGAGGGTGCCATAAAAGTAAAACCGCTGAAGAAAACAAAAGGAGAAAATTATGCAAAAAGAATGCATAGCACCAGGAATCGAGCATAAACTTCAATTTGTTATTGCGGCGCATGGATACCAATGTTTTTCTTGTATACTATGTGATTATACTGAAGATGTTATGGAGGATTCTTTACCGTGAATGAAATAAATATACCAATTAGACAAGATGTGGAAATTCCTCAAATTAATAGTCAAATTTTATTTGAGTATCAATTTGATAGGTTTAGCCCTAAGATAACTTTTCAATTAGATCCATCATCCACACTTTCTGAGGTTTTGGAGAGTTTCGAATCTTTTTTACGAGCTTCTGGATACGTATTTGATGGAATGATAGATATCATTGAGAATGAACAAATAAAAGGAGCTACAAATGAGTCAGCTTAAGGTGTTGTTCTTGGACATAGAAGCATCCAACCTTTCAGCATCAGTTGGATACACATTAGCAATCGGCTACAAATGGGCGCATGAAAAAACTGCGAAAGTGCTAGATTTGAGTACCCATCCAGGGTCAAAAACAACTGATGATCGAAACTTACTTCGGGCCTTTGAGCCAATCTTTAGTGAAGCTGATATTGTGGTTCATCATTTTGGTCAATATTATGATATTCCGTTTCTTCAAACTCGTCGATTAATTCATGGTATGAAACCTATGCCAGTTGTACAACAAGTCGATACGTGGCGTATTGCTAAGAAACGTCTTAAATTTCACTCTAATCGACTCGATGCTATTTTAAAGGCATTACATTGTCCTTATGAGAAAACCGCGATTGACTTCAATTTATGGATTGACGCAAGTGCAGGAGATAGGAAAGCATTAAAATATATTGCTCATCATTGTAAAATGGATGTTTTGGTTCTTGAATGGGTATATAATCATATTAAGGCTGTTTGGGATCAACATCCTCGTAGTATTGTGAGTCGCGATGAATCAGTATGCAGAGTTTGCGGAGGTCGTGCTAATTCTAAAGGACTTAGAGCTACTGCACAAAATCAATATAGACGCATGGTTTGTACTAAATGTGGGTTTAATTGGAAAGGGGGTAAACTATAATGAGTATTGATCCACGTCCTGTATTTGAGTATGATCAAGTTCTTACGGTTCATGATTTATTGGCCATTCGTAATGGGTACTGGTACCAATTTGATTCAACTCCACGCTGGAGAGTTTGGAAACGTTTACAATTCTATATCGCCATTGGAGTTTTAAATAGTTTACTAGTCTGGATTAAAAATAGAAAGTTAGTGAGAAAAGGAGAAGATAATGACACCTATAACACGATTTAAAGTATTAATACTAAGTTTTTTTGCTGTTGGCATTTTAGGTGGTTGTGCATCAACCGAGCGTTTTGTAAAAGTTGCTGATAAGTCTGTACAAAAAACTACAATTGTTCAAGTTACAGCAGTTGTTGAAGAACTTCAATTCACAATTACTAAAAAAGGATTTGATATTAAAAAATCCACCGCCACAGTTAGGTATCTTGGTGCTGGAGTATTTATTAGTCCAAATGGTCATATTCTTACTTGTGCTCATCTTTTTAATCATGGAATTGTAAAATCCATTACTGTTAATAGTTATGATGGATATTCTTATGGTGCTGAATTACTTTTTTCAGAAAAAAATAGAGATTTAGCTTTACTTTATATTAATGAAAAGACTCCTGATTATGCTAAACTTGCTGATCCAAGGTATCTTAAAGTTGGGCAGGAAGTTATAGCGGTAGGTAATCCATTGGGATTAGAGTTTTCAGTAACACATGGCATTATTAGTGCATTAAATCGCGATTTTAAAGATGGATATAATGTAACACAAAGTGACGCATTTATTAATCCTGGTAATAGTGGTGGACCGCTTTTTAATCTTAAAGGTGAGCTTGTTGGAATTAACAGCTTTATAATTCCTCCTGTTAATGCACCCATTTTTACAGGTGCGGGATTCAGTGTTCAATCAGGACAAATTATAGAATTTTTAACTAGATACCGCGGATTAAATAAAGCATTTCCTAAATGGAGGTAAGTATGGCAGATAAACTTGATTTTAATGAAGCAGTTTTAATTAATCAAATAAAAACAGCAGAAGACGTTATTAAACAATCACAAGAGCAAGTAGCCAAAGCTCAGTCTCAAATTCAACAACAATTAGGAGTTTTAGCACTTGCCAAACATTTGTTACAAAACTATAAATTTTCTGGGGTTGTAAGTGAATCAAAAGAAAGCTAAACAAATTAGAAGGGTTATGAGAAAAGAAGCAAAAGCAGAACGAACTTATCGTTTTGTAACTCACCCTAAACCCATGAAAAATTTGTTTGGAGAGCCTCTTTTACGCTATACTTTTCAGTATATTTGTGATGAAGGAAAGACACTACTAAAGTTTGCTAAAAAAGTTCATGACCAGACGGGGGTATTACCACAATGATGATAGACGATGATAGTTATGGTATAGGGTATGCTGCTGGATATGATGATGGACGCCATGCAGGATACTCCGATGGATGGGAAGATGCAAGCCGCGATTATGAAGAAAGAATTGGACGATTAATGGCTGAAGTTAGGCTTATGGAAGCAAGAGTAAATGTGCTTTCTAAGAAAATGGACTCATAGTGGTTTGTCCAGTTCACTGGGGTAGGGCACTAATGCAAGTTTTATGGGAGGACTTTAAAAAATGGGTTTATCATTTGATGACGAAGCCACTTTAGAAGGCCAATGGGTTGTAAATTCCGAGACTGGAGAAGAATACATGCTTGATTTGAGAACAGGTAATATTTTAGCTAAAAAGACTCAATTAGGTGAATGGATCAATCCGGAGATTGAAAAATGAATACCGAAAGTATAAAACCAAGTTTACATATTGTTTTTAATTCAAATGGTGGATATCAAATTGTTTTAGAAGGTTCTTTATTCGAATTAGAGAATTGTATCAGAGGTTTAATGATTGACAGTGAAATTGGAAGACTAGTTAAAACTATAGCTCAATGTGCAACTGCTGAGGCCGACATTTATGGCAAGTAAAGAGATAGAAGACACATGCACATATATAAGAGACAAGTGGGAGGAGATAAAACGTGATTTTATTGAGGCGAGTCCTGGAAAGTATCTCGCGCTTACTACCACGCACCGAACGCCCAGAGAACAGTTTGAGCTATATAAGCAAGGCCGAACAATGGGTGTGGATGGAAAATGGTATGTCCAAGATAAAGCGAAAATTGTTACTAATGTTGATGGTACTGATGTGGTCGGGGCTCATAATTACTATCCTAGTCGGGCTATCGATGTAGCCGTCGTAGATAATCAAACCGGAAAATATCTTTGGGATGAAAAATGGTACGCACCGTTAGGAGCTATAGCAAAATATTATAATTTAACATGGGGTGGTGATTGGAAATCAATTAAAGATTTTCCTCACTTAGAAGTTCCAAATTATAGAGAGTATCAAGAGGTATAAAATGGACTATCAAAATGAGGCAGAATTTAAAGTCAACACAATTAATATGTATAGGCACGGAGGTGTTGGAAATGTGCTTGATTGTTTAATTGCCATGTTAGAATCGCAGTTAATTATTACTAGAAAATTAAAAGAACTTATAGAACATACAGGAGATTAAAATTTCTGAGGAGATGAAGATGGGAAGACAAGATCGAACGATAAGTATAGGTGGAATACTTTTAATGTGTTTAGGAATTGGCCTATTTTTAGGTTATGGCCTTAAATGGACTTTAGATACTATTCTTAGACTATCATAGGAGACTAAAATGAATGAAAGAGACGATGAAGGATATTTGATTGGATCTAAAGCGTATGAAATTAAAACGATTAGAACGGCATTAGAACGTATCGCTGACGCACAAGAAAAGCTCCTTTCAATTGCTGAAGCATCTCAGAAAGAACGTAATGAACTTAGCGATAAGATGAAACAAGCATTTAGAGTTCAAGGAATGAGTAATGAGGCTAAATAAAAAACACATTGGACAGCTCTTTGATGTTCGCGGTAGCGATGGTAGTTGGTTTTACCAATTAGTAGATGTTAAAGGTTCTGATCTTTTATTTTATTGTGATGGAAACTACGAAATTGATACCAATAAATATGCAGATTGGCGTCCATTTGGATGTAAAGAACACACTAAAAAAGAAATAGTCTATGGTTGGAAAACTGCTAGAAGGGCTTACTAATGCATTGCTACGGTGATGAAGACTTTTCTGATGAGATGTTTTCACAAGTAGATGCTGCAGCTTGGTATATTGGTGAAAGAATGGCTAATTGGTTTCGTATTCCTGTTAGACAAATGAAAGAGAAATTTGGTACAGTTCGAGTTTACTGTGGTTTTGGATTTAGTTCAGTTTACTCTATTTGGCGTCCTCAACATATGTGGGTACCTAAATGGTGGCCTTGGAGCCTTGATTTAAAAGTGTCTAAATATGTAATGTCTTTAATTAATCGTATGATAGTTCCTATACAAATATCCGGATACCGATATTTCTATAAGAAAGCAATTAAAAAATGGCCTTATCTAAAAGCAGAAATTCTTTGTTGTGCTGATTATCCTGAATACTTAAAGGAGATTTAAATGAAAAAATATTGCGTAGTTTACTCAATTACTATATCAACTGACACTGTTATTGAAGCCACAACTAGAATTGAAGCTGGAAATAAACTTAAAGAAGTTATTCCCGATGCCGCAATTGAAGACATGTGGGAAATTAAAGATAAATGAAGCCTTTTTTAATCATATTTGGTGCAATTATTGGAATGGCTGTTTGGCTAGGAATTTGCTAATTGATAAGCTATTTAGTTGGTTACAAAGGAGATAATATGCTAGGTCTATTTTTAGAAGCTGCAATATTATTAGCAGTTGTATTTGAGGCTTATATAAGCTGGAAAGCCTACCAACTTATGAAATATGAAGCAGATAGACAACGAATCTCTAGAATACTACGAAAAGTACGTCGATGAAAGAAACTAAATGGCTTTCTATTATTTGGAAAGGTAAGATGGCTGAAATAAATTCAAAAGGAAAACTAAGAAGCATGGCGCAGCCAAGAAAAAGCAAGAAAATTCAGTGGTGTTTTCATGATGACCCATCATGGTGTACACCTAAATGCCCTAAAAAAACCCGTACATTTACATCGAATCCAGTTACTTTTACTATCACACGGAGGTACACATCATGGTACGACGTAAGGCATGCAGGAAAGTGGTTTTTGATGACCACATGGCACTTTCTTATGAGGAAGTCCTTGGAGTATTAAAGTATTTTCGACTCCCCAAACAAGATTTCGATAACTGGATGGTAGGTCAGACTTGCCCCTTGACAAATGGAAAAATCGGAGTATACTGGTATGACCTTAATCGGTATGTTCAATGGAAGCTCCAAGGAAAATTGCCGATATTCGATTGATGAGTATCAATGGTTTTCATTTGGCAAAATTGTTTTCTAGGCGGGTAAAAGATGAAATATGAACCAAGGGACGTTAAAGAGTCAAAACCGTGTAAAAACGACCATAAGTACCAATTTGTTGAAGTTGACAAAAAAGGTATTAAATGGCAATATTGTAAAGATTGTGATCGGAGGCTTTTAGTCGGATGAAACTTATTATTTTTAGCTTACTTTTAGTAACTCTTTCAGGCTGTGTAGGTTTCCAAGGTCCAACTCCTGCTGATCGAAACTTCACAAAACAAACCTGGACCTATGATTGTTGTAATCCAGGACTTAGTGAAGGTACTAAAGATATGTGTAAGATGGCCGCAACAGCTCGTAACCATGTTTTAATTGATAACTATGGCAATCGGTATAAGTTTATTTGGAGTGATTGTAAAATAGGAGATGAACCGTGGCAGAAATGGGAAAAGTAAGCTTAATTTTAATGTCTAGTTTATTGGGTTGGGTCTTATTTCAGGTAGCGACTTACATTTATGATCTTTTTGAGGCTAATTTAATTGATTGGGAGAATGAGGATGAATAAAGAAATTGTGATTAAAGAGGTAGAGAATGGGTACCAAGTAATGGTTCATGATACTACAAGAAATGGTATTTATGTGTTTAAATCGGGTGAGATCTTTTTGATGCTTGAAACGGTGGGAAAGTGGATAAATGGGAAACCAGTTAAGGTTAAGGAAAATTAACTAGTTCGTCTCTTTTCGCAACTATCACAACCACATCTTTTACGTTCTTCGTCTTTATCTAAGGTTGCTTTAGGTTCCACTTTCCAAGGGAACCAAATGAATGTAGCCCTACACTCATAACAATGGGCTTTGTATACTACTGCCAAATCACGCCTACCAAACGCAGTTTTACAAACAGGACAATGCGCCTGTTCTATATTGTTTAAATCTTTGTCCTCATTGGAGTACCACACGGATTCATATCCTAATGTCTAAAATACGCTACTGCTACGCCTGTAATAGAAACGAGTAACGTAATTCCTCCCCATATCATAGATCTAATCGTAATTGCTGCATTAGCTTCATCTTTTGTTGTTTGGTTTAAAGTTGCCACTTGAACTAATAAAGCTGGAATCTTATCTGAAGTCAACAGATCCACCTTTCTTTCGAGTTGTAAAATCTTCTCTAAAATTAATCCTTCCACTGTTTGTCTAGCCACAGTACGTCTCCTATTTTATCAACTTATGAATCCCACCAAGACCAGCACCAATTGTGCCATATCTCAATGCAGTTCCAATCAGGTTTCTAACTTTACCAACCGTACTACCCTTAGCCTCAGTTTTTAATCTCTGAATCAGACTCATTAGGACTTCTTTCTTAGCTTTTGTTTCTTCCGGTAAAGATTTGAGGGCATCTTGAATTTCATTAAATTTTTCAAGTTCTTCACCAATTGGCACACGTTTTGGTGTTGATTTTAGCTTATTAATTAAACTGATAAGTCTTTCTTTCTCAGCTTTAGCTTCTTTTGGAAGTGCTGTTTTTACATCTTGAATTTCTCTGAATTTACTTAATTCTTCTGCTACTTTTGGGTGTGCTCTAGTTATTGCCTCATCAATTTTAGCAACACCTTTATTAATAAAAGCCTCTTCTTCTGGAAGTAAATTTCCACGCTTTGTGACTTGAGCAATTTTTTTGAGGTTTTGAAGTCCACTGGTCTCCATTGAAGCTAAGAGTTCATCTGGTGATTTTTCAGAAATAGCCTTCATTGTGTTAGCAAAATCAGTAGTATCTTTAGCAGCCTCAGGAATTTTATTCATTGCTAATCCTGCTTCAGATTCGGCTTTTCCTATTTCAGGTCTAATTGCTTTATCGAGTTCTTCAATAATTGATTGTTTTTGCTTATACTTTAAAGGCAAGTCTTTAATTTTTTGTTGGGCCGCCGCAATTTCTGGCTCAAATGTTTCAAATCCTTTTTTGGCGACAGTATTTAATTCTTCTAAACTACTTCTTATTTGACGTTCTTTAATAGGTAAATTTTTAATGGTTTGTTGGGCTGCTTCAATTTCTTCTGCATTTGGGCCTTTAAGTAAACTTTTCCCTAATTTTTTTACTAAGGAACCACCTTTTTTAACTAAAGATCCTGCTCCTCTAACTCCTGCGGCCATTTCAGGTACAGCTTTTAATCCTGTCGCTGCGCTGATAAATTCTTCAGGCATAGAAACTGGTGTCGCGGCGAGAGCAGTTAAATGAGGATTCTTTTGACCAAATTTAGATTCAGCCATTATATCTGCTTGTTGTTCAAAACCTGCTTTAGTAACAGGAGTTAAACTCACATCCTGTAAGCCAGGTTCATTAACAATACTAGGATCAAGAGGAAACTTAGTTTGTGGACCCGTTGGCTCTTCTGTTTCTATTTCGTAAGTGCCGTTTTCGGTATCAACTTGATATTTAGCCATTTTATTGAATCCTTCTTATACTTTTAACTTTAGACCCTTGAAATACATCGCCGACTTGGGGAAGTCCTGCAGGAGCTTCTGGTTGACCTTCTGGAACTCCTGAGTATCCTTTAGAAAATGCTGCTCGTTTATTAGATTTGATTATATTAAAGACATTCTCAAAATTACCAAGTTTAGCATCAAAATCAACATCTGAAGAATCCTCATTTGGTAACTCAGCTTTTAAACGTTCATATTCATTTTCATTAATCTGTTTACCAGATCGAAGATAAATAAGAGCATTTCGGATACTATTAAGATTACCTAAGAATAAGGCTCGTTTAGAAGTAGCCCCAACTCCCGTTTTTTGTTTGAGTTTACCAAGTGGCCCTTGAATTGGTCCAGTTGATCCAGGTTCTTTATTAGCTTTTACTAATTCAAGTTGTTTACTAATTGTATCAAAATCACCAAGTTTTTCTGATTCAGCGGCAGGAAGAGTTGGTTTAACAAATGGTTCAGCTTTTCCAGGAACATTAAATGGTTCAATTGTACCACTATATTTGAGCATATAAGGTTGGCCATTAACTTCAAATACACTTTTAACATTATCTGCTCTTCCAGGTTGATCTTTCTTCATAGAAGCACGTTCAGTTTTACCTTCTTCTGACTGAGCCAATAATTTAGACTTAAGTAAGGACTCAGCAGTTTCTTTAGGAAATGCCTTAGCAAGAGTTCCACCTGTAGCAAATTCAGGAGCAAGAGCTTGTGTTTCAGCGGCTCGAACTTCTTGACCACCAGGAGTAGCAACAACTGGACCTTGTAAAGTCTGAGCAAACTGTTGTTCTTTATCCTTTTGAGCTTTTTCTTCTTTAGCTTTAGCGATCTCTGCTTGAATTACTTGCAAAGCCCGTTGTCTAGCAACTTGTTTATCCGCAATAGTTTCTTCAAGTGTTCTTTGGTTGTTATAAGCATTTAAACCAGTGGTTATTGCTCCACCAATATCAGGACCAGTAATAGATTTTTGAATATCTTCTATTGAAAATTGAGGAACTCGTCTAGCCATTTGAGACTCCTTCGTGTCTATGAATATCACTCATTAGGAAACTCCTTTACCAATTAATGAACCACTAAGACCTGCTAAAGCTTGCATAAGTTGATTTTTTCTATCATTTTCCGCCCCAGCATTTGCAAATTGACCTGTTAAAGCTAGTTGCTGTATTCCAAATAAATCATCAGCAAGTTGATCTTCAACTCCAAGTAACTGTGCTGCTTGATTTAGAATATCAGACCGACCTGTTTCAAGAAGAGTATTGGCTGTATCTTTATCAATTCCAACTTTGCTTAATTGAGCACCTGTATTGGTTTGATAAACTCGATCAAGAGCTTGTCCTCGTCTTTCAGCTCCACCAATTGCTAATTCTTTGGTTAGGTCCGAAAGACTTTGGGCTGCTTGTAAAGGAGCTTTTGCCAGTTCTGTGGCTGCATATCCGCGCCCTAAACCACCCGTACCTGCTAAAGACTCTCTAATTGCTTGTTGCACTTGTGGAAGATTTCTAAAGGTTTGTTCTTGAGCTAAATTAAAACGCGCTGTATCCGCAGCTTTTCCTGTATCTTCAACATCTTTAAGATATTGTTGACCTTGGCCTTCGACATTTTTTACGAGTCCCTCACCTAATCCAGTGGTGGACTGTTTAAATTGTTCTGTTAGTGGGTTTAGCTGCGGATTTAACCCTTGAATAATTCCACGTTTTTGAGCAGCGGCACTTTGAGCCATTCTATTCAGACCTAAAACATCAACTTCTGGTTTTTTAGGCTTTTTGCTTCCTAAGAGTCCAGCTGCGCCTCCAAGTGCGCCGCCAATTAAAAGTGGTGCTAGTTGTACTGCCATAGTAATCTCCTCATGTTAGTAAAATACTTTTCCATCCTAAAGATGGAAACTTAATATATAAGTATGCTGCTCCAGCCAACTCAACTGGAATAATATCCCAAACCGCCCCTTCTGAAATTGTTGGTGCAGTAGTACGTCCAGTATGTAAATGTCCTGACTCAAATAACTGCCGTAAATTTTCCTGAATAACTTCTGGTTTATTCGATGTACCAATTGGGTTTTTTTGAGTAATTGGCATATTATCCTGTTATAATTGGCATTTGAGTACGAACTAATGAAGAAACTTTAATGGAATGAACTTCCACGGCATTATCGTCATCTGATGTAATTTTATACATAACCGTTCTTCCTTGTCCTTCATCACTTGCGGCTCTAAAATAAACATAAAAATTAGTATTAGCAATAGAAGAGGTAAAAGTAGTTGCTCCACTATTAAGGTACAAAGGCAAAAATGTTTGACCCTCATCAACTGAATAACTTGCTTCAAAGGCCGCCCCAGTGTTTTTACCTTGAAGTAAAAGATCTATTGGCACCTTAACCATTTCTGAATTATCTTTATATCCTGTACTATAATCAAAAGCTTTAGTTCTAATATCTAATGCAATACTTGTACCATTATCATTGGCCCCTTCTAGAAATCTAAATACACTTCCCTCTAAGGCCGATCCCCAATATGGCAGATTTAAAAAGTAAGAAAAAGTAGCAATATTTAATTCTCTATAAACTCGCCATTTTTCATCTAAATCTAATACAAATATAAGATTATTAGTATCCTCATTAAATTCAGCTGCAGATAAGTAATACCGTCCGTTATAAAATAAAGAAGCAACTCTAATTGAGTTAATTAATTCAATAAACCAACTAACTGTAACATCATCAATTTTAGGGGTATTATCAGCATTTGCTGTAATTATTACTTTCCATTGAACAAATTGAAAAACTGGTACTGAAGTAGGAAAAGTACCAGAAGTAACATTAAAAAATGTGGAGTTTGAGAGTGAATCAACTCCACCAGTTAGTGTTGGTCCTGATACTGGTAAATTAGTTGCATCACTTGTAACTAACGTAATTGAGTTTCCACCTGAACCCGCGACTGCAGCAACAATAGTAATTACATTAGATGGTGGATTAGCTGCATTTACTGAACTTAGTGCATTTATGGCACTCGCTAAGCTATCTGCTGTTACATCATTAGAAACAGCAGCTGTCCAATCAATGCCTTCAGTTAAAGGTATACCATCTACTGTTAAAATAGCTCCTGTTAACATTGTATAATCAAAAACTGTTACTTCACCTGTTGCGGCAATATCCGTTAAACTACTTGATGCTCTCATTTGAAATTGTACAGTTCCACCATTCAAAAAGAAAGTAGCTTGAAATATATCCCAACCTGCAGGCGGAGCAACGCCAGTATCAATTACTGACGAGACTAAATTTGAAGTGAGTTCCCACTCTAAAGTTAAGGATGTTAAGATTGCTGTAACTGCATTATCTATATCTGAAGTTAAAGTTGCTCTAATTTTAATATATTGTCTCGTAACTTCTGTACCAAACGGTACAAATCCATCGGGATAAGTTATATCATCGTTTGAAGTAGCAACTTCTAGTATTAAAGTAGTACCGACTGGAATAGTAGAAATACTATTTAAAGCCGAAAAATCAGTTACATCAGTAGTTGCATCAATAGTTGGACTTATCCATATAGAAGTAGTTTCAAATCTTAAAGTTGGAGTTCCAACAACCGGTGTGCCGCGATCATCATTTGTATTTAGTGTTATTCTAATACGCCAATATCTTTTACCAAAAATAGTATAGTTTGATAATCCATTGATATTAGCAATACTTTCAGTAACAGGAGAAGGATCTTCTAAAATATTAAAAGTTGAACTATCACTACCTTCAAGAGTTGTACTTGCTGAAGTAGTGGTTGATCCACTGCATTTTACAGTATTTGGGTAACTTCCAGTATGTTCTATAGAAAGAGTTGCTGTTATTGAGTCAGAAAAAGTATCGTGGATTGGAGATGTCCATTGTCCTATTGCTGCAACAGGATTTGTGCAAAATGAATAAGAAGGAGCTAGGTTATTCCCTGACGCAACTGGCACTCCACTTGGAAATAGCCAAGAGCCAGAAGCAGCTTTAATTTTAACTCCAGTTACACCACTAAAAAAGGGAAACTCTTCAGTGGCTCTAAAATTAGTACTCCCAGTATGATTTGTAACACTTACTATTTGAACTCCAAACCAATATTGCTGTCCACTAGTAGTATTTGCACTTACTGGAAACTGGAGATCTTGAATAGCCACATTAAATGAATTACTAGACATAGTAACTAAATTAGTAGAAGCAAATAATTCAGTTCCAGGTGATCCTGCTAAGTCATTCCAAACTTTAATCTTATAGGTACAAGTGTTAGTTCCAGAACTAATGAATCCAGCAAAAGACCATGCAACTGATACTCTAGTAATTGTTCCTGATCGAGGCGGTTTAAATGGCCATGCAATAGCGCATCCAACTGCTGAACCACCAACAGATTGGGTTGGATAAAGACGTACTGGATCTAAAATTCCATCCGAATCCCAACCTTCCCCTTTAAACTCTGTAACTAAAGGAAGTTTTAAAGTTGATCCATCAATTAATGTATTATTAAGTGTTCCTGATGCTAATGTTGGAGCAAATTTAGTAGGAACTTTTACTGTATTAGATCCATCAAAAATAGAAGTATTAGTATTAACTCCACTGTCCCAGTCTCCCTCATCATCAAAAGTAGCTCTAGGATTAATAGTAGTGATAGAACCAGGAATAGAAACAAGATCTATACCATCTGAAGCTGTTCCAGCTTGAAAATCAGATTGAGTAGATTGCACATTTTTATTCTTTTTCTGTGTTGATTGCTGAATATTAAATGTTACTTGATCTTCAATTGGATCACTAAGATAATTAATGCTATTTCCATCATAAGCATAAAAACCACGGTCACTTAACCAAACTATAACAGGTACTCCATTAACAACTCTAATTTGAATAGATCGATTATCAACACAACCAACTGAACCTTGAATATCAGCATATCTAAAAGTATCTTTAGTGTTGCCAATTATCTGACCCATACTTTTCTTATTAAAGACAACTAGTCGGTCAAAATAAACAATAGTAGCTTCAATTGGATCTTGTTGGTTACAAATAATAAAATTGGTATCAGGATAGATGTCAGGAAAGCCAGGATCAGAGAAAAAGAGAGTATAAGGATCTCCTGAAACCCTAGAAACCCAAAGACGATCTAACCAAAGAGTAATCATTGAAAAATTAGGTGGAGTAAAATGATCAACAGGAATTGGGAAAGTTCCTGCTGCAGATGTATCTGAAAATATAGTTGCTGTATTATTTAACAGTGATCCGATTCTCACGTAATTACCATCATTATCATCACGATAAATATGACGAGCCGTAACTCCATATCCTCCAGTTGGAATAGAAGTTAAATTCACAGTATTATTTGGATTAGAAACGGTATGAACACCCGATGCAGGTCCACCATTACTTTCTGCGGAATCGTAATAAAGAAATGTTATTTTATATGTATGAGCACCAGCAGGTACAGAACCACCTGCCGTATCTGCTCCAAATGTAGGTGCTGATCCAGGAGGTTGTGCTCCCATTACTTTAGTTTGTGGCGCAGTATAAGTTATACCCCCATAAACTGTAGTACGATCATAAACTTGTGGTGAATCAATTCCATTACCAAAGTAAATTCGGTTTTGGGTTGTTGCAAATTCAAAATTACCAAATGGGGCGTACCCTGCTGTAACAAGAGTAAAAGTATTGTCACCTGTTGAAAAACTAAGACGCCCTCCTTCTACAACTAAAAGATGTCTAGTTCCATCCGTAAAAATAGCTTCATATTGATCTTTAATTGGGGCAGCTAATGGAGTTGGATTATAAAGAACTGATCCTTTTCGCTTTGTAATAACTCCTTTAACATCTGTATCAATATTTTTAGTTCCTGCTGTAAAGTCACCTATTTTAAGCTTTTTAGCATAAGCAGGATATTTAGTAACTAAGTTACCCCAATCTTCAGGAGCTATGGTAATTTTAACTGAATCCATTGTTAGTCAAACCACCTATTTTGATTTGTGTCTCTTTTAATTGTAAGCCAATCAGCTAATCGAATAACATCAGCTAAACCTTTTATAGAAATTCTACCGTGTAAATCATCATTTAAAATGATAGTCTCAGTTAAAACCTTATTAGGAACATTTACTTGATCATCGGTTGAAGAAATAGACTCAAAGAGTAAAATTACAAGTAAATTTCCAATTAGTTCTTCGTCATTAAACAATGACGTATTAAATTGTTGTGTATTAAATTGCATTATCTAAAACTTGCACCTAAAGCAATTGTATTTATTCCATATGTTCCTGTACTCATAGTTAAATCAATACCAGTTCCAATAGAATAAGTTCGAGTTGCTGGACTTCCACTAACTGTATGACTATTTATAACTGCAACAGTTCCACCTATTAAACTCGCAAAAATTAAATCACAAAATGTATTACCACCAGATATACCAGTAACTAAAATAAAACAACACTGACCTCCGGAGTTGAAAATTGTTTTTGCAGATGTTGATACATTATTAGTTGATTGGCTTTGGATAGTTGCAGCAGCTTGTAAGCCTTGATAATATAGAATAGTATTAGTATTATCATCATTACTGGCAACAGTAGAAAAAGTTAATGGCGCACCTAAAAGTCCAATCCTAGTTTCAATAAATTGCTCTATTGCAATAATTTCATCTCTAATATCATTATGAAATTCCGCACCATAAGTAAACTCAACAGGGCGGGATATTAAGTGTGAAACAGCAGAAGTATTACCAAAACCTCTAGTGCAACCAAGGAAATTAGTTCCATCTGTTGAAGTATAACTAATTCGTTCAGTATCAATAGTGATAGCACCAACTACAGGAAAATCAGAAGTATCCGAAACTGGAATAGTAGTTACAATTGCATTAATTGCGGATGTTAATGAGGTCGCTAAATTATTAACCCCAGTGTGTAATTGATCAGTTGTTGAAACTGATGTAGGAAAATTAGCCATATTATACCTCTAGTAATTTATGCGAATGTAATTTGCCAAGTAACTTCAAGAGTATCTAAAGAATTTTTAGGGATTCCTGTAAAAGTTTGTCTTGCAAGCATTGTTCCGAGAGTTGAATCTGAAAAAATTCCTGACTCCGTAATTGTACCAGTATTAATACCAGGTCCGAAACTAACTTGATTTTGCCAAACAGTGCCTATACTTGAAAGTGTACCTTGAAGCCTAGTAGGAAGAGAAGTTTCAAGATCAGTATCTGCTGAAGTGGCGGATGTTGACCCAGTTCCTAAACCAATAAATGACATAAATGGATCGGTTTGGGTTAGTTGTGTCAACCAATCAGCAAGAAATTCTTTACCCACTGTTACAACTACATTTTTAATACTTCTTTCTTCTTTAAGATTTCTAGCCTCATCAAATAGTTTAAAATTGATATGACCAGATAATTTGATTGCATCTTTCATTATTAATCTCCTTATTAACCTGCCAACGGATCGAACATACTTGGTGCTGACTCGATAGCTATCGGCGAATCAATATCAATTCTATTGCGTTGATCACCGCTTTGTTTTTTAACCCATTTACGTCCTTCTGAGACATATTGAGTATAAATTTGTCTTTGCTCTTCAGCCAAATCAGTTTCTTTCTCTTTTTTCCATGCTTTCCAAAGAATATAAGCATTAAGAGCTTCACTAAGTGAATCGTGAATATTAATAGATTGGTTTGTATTTACAATTGGAATTGGTGTTGATTTATAAAAAAGATAAAGAGTAGTTGCATAGGTAGCATCAGGAGCACGATCTAGCCATAATGATTTACCCCAAATCCAATATCTAACTGGTCTACCTTTATTTGGTCCTTCCACGTTTAAGAAGTTAGGTCGTTGCTGAGCCATTTTCTCTAAATTAGATGGATAGATACGTTTCCATGAGAAGGTATTATCTGCATTTAGAATTTTATGAAATACGGCTCTAGCAGATAGCCAGTTTTGAGGAAGTGGATAATCTAAACGACCTTCAACTAATGACAATTGGGCTGTATCTTCTAAAATACGAGTTTTATTAACAAAATCTAATTCACCACGATTTAAATGACGTAAAAGTTCCGCATCAGACCAAAAAATTGGTGAGGTTTCTAAAAGTTCTCTACGAACATCAGTTAAAATTTGACTTGCTTGCATAATTTATCCTATTAAGGTTTAGAAGTTTGTTTCACTATTCCTAATATATTTTCTGTTGCTTTTGGTGGTGAGTTCTTAATTACTCCAACTTCTCCAGTTTTTACTTGAACTAATTCTAAAGCTTGTTCTGCAGAATCCACTTCAACATTAAATATAAATTTTGTAGTTTCAACGATATACAGACCCATAATATTTTTCCTAGGTTATTCTTCTAACCACGTAATTTCTGCTGTTACTGTTAATCCTGCAGGTAATGCAGCACCATTAAAATTTAATGCCATTACTTCGCCTGTTCCTCTAAGTACAATCCCTTGACCAAAAGCAGAATGTGTAAAATCAAATATATAGCTTGTATCTAGTAATCCGGCTGCTGCTGGAGTAGTGATCCGAGCACCTCGTATATTTCCTAACGAATTTCCTAGTGTCGGATTTGCTGAATATTGTCGCATAACTGCAGTTGCTGCTGCATTATTCGAATCATGTGGTACAATAGTTGGAGTAGTAGATGTTCCTGCACTATTGGCTGTAGATCTTTTTACAATATAAAATGTATTAGTACCAGCTGCAGTTTGTGTTGTAAAAAGTGTTAATGCAAGTATTTTAATAGTTTTACTTGCACTTCCAGTTAGTGTTACCATATCAGTTGGTGTCGCAGGAGGCGTAAAATTAGTTGTTACTGCTGAATAAACAGTTTTTGTATTTAACCAATTTTCACTTGCTAAAGCTCCAGCGGTTGACCCTCGAAGTGGAACTGGACCATTATTTATATCTTTTCCATACATCCACAACTGTCGGTCAATTGATTGAGAAGAGCTTAAAAGTGCATTTGCAGATCCACTAGTATAAGCAGAAACTCTTGCCCGAACATGAGTAACACCAGGGAATGTTACAATACGAGTAACTAATACTGAATTGGGATTAGTAAAAATAGCATTATTAAAAGAGTTCCCTGATCCAGCACCTTGTGAAAAAGCAGCTGTCCAATTAACACCACTATCACAACTAAGTTCATAACTAACAGTAGCAGCTAATGTTCCAGCTGAAATAGTTAATGCAACTCCACTTCCGCCTTTTATTTGTAATGTAACAGCGGCATTTAAAGCATTTAAAGAACCTGAAACTGTTTCTAATATTACAGCCTGTGTACTTAGTCCATCAACTATTTGAACTGGGATTACTTGGATTTCTTCTCCATCTGCATAATATTTAAAATTTGGTGCCATTAAATTTCTGCCCAGTGTAAAGTATAAGCCGATATCCGATTATTTGATTGTGGTTCTGCAGAAATTAACAACGAGTTATTTGGATTTACTGCAATTATACCTTTAGTAGTTAATTCTACTTGATTTCCATTCTGACTCATTACTTTTGCTACAATCATAGTTCCAGATGAAGATACAGTAGGTAAAGTATTTATTAATGCAATTGCTGCACTAGCTCCCCCACCAATATTCAAAGAAGCAGGAGTTTGAGCTGTTCCATTTGCTGTTACGGTTGGATTTGCAAAAACTTTATACGTAACAAACACATTGTTTATCTCAACACCTGCTGAAATCATAAAAAAATATAGAATTTTTCCACTTCCATTTGGATTTCTTATTAGTATTTGAGTATTATCTGCACCACCAGTTGCCGCATTTATTTCAAATGCATTAGTGTATGTTTTATTATTTATAGTAAATAATCGTGATACATCTGCAACTGCTAAATTTCCAAGTGGCTCAACTTGAAGCTGATTTCCAGTAGAGTCATTAAATATTGAGACTGGATCAGCACTTTGTGTAAATGTTAAATCTGCCATTATTAGGCATCAACACCTTGGATTGAACTATAAACATCCATGGCTTGATTATCTAAATTTGTACGAATAACTTTAACAGAGTCTGTAGTTGGAACTGCTAATTCATCAGTTAACTGCCATCGTGCTATAAGATTACCTTTACTAGTAAAAAGAACAACTTTTGTTGTTTCTGCTCCAGTAGTTCCTGTTTGTATTTCAATTTTCATTTGACCTGAAGAAGAAGCGTAAACATCATGAAGAATAAAATTAACACCAGGAGTAAAAGTATGGGTATTCGAGGCTCCCGCAGCTAAAGCTGCAGAAGTATTATAACTAATCCTATTGGCTCTAGTAGATGGAGTAAAACTAACTGGAATTGCAGATTGATCTGATGCAATAACAACAGGCACACTATTAGCCATTGTTTTTTGACCAAGTGAATTAAGTTTTCCATTAATAGCACTTAATGTAACTTCAGACGCACGAGTAGATAATGCAACATCAATATCTGTATCAATAGAAGTTAAATGACCATTTGCAGTTACTAGAGTTCCTTCAGTGGCGGGATCAATTGTAGTTCCTGTTGAATTGGCCACTTCTGTTGTAAATTGGGTTGCTATTGCACGAACTGGTAGCTGGGAATCAAAATCTGCCATTTTATTCTCCTATTTCTTTAATTAGTTCTAAAACTGCTTTATTTGTTGCTTCTAAATTCTCATTAATCTTTTTCTTTTCTTCATCTAATTCATCTTTACGAAGATTCATACGCTCAATATTTAATTCTAGTTCAAGTTTTCTAACTTTTATTTGCTTTTTTCGTAACTCTAAATTAGGTTTAATATCCATATTAGACTATTCCAGCAAGTAAATTAGCTTTCATAGTTTTAGCAGATGGATTAAAGTGTTCTGCTACGATAGTAACAGTATCTCCTGCCATTGCTATGATTGGAGCAGAAATATAGTCTCCTGCAAAATTAGGGGTGGCGGCTGTGGTACGACCACCTCCTTTGGTAATTCCATTAACTTTAATAAGAAATTCTCCATTGGTATCACCCCATCCTATTGCTTCAGTTATATAAAGTGTCTGTCCACCCGGAACTAAATATGTCAATATAGTTGTTGGAGTTGCAAAAGCAACTAAGGTCTCTGAATAAGAATTAACTGTACTTGTAAATACAGGTATTCCAGAAGTTCCACCACCAATTCGGACATAGAGATTATTAAGAGAATCTGTTTCTAATCTCTTGGTCCTTTGTGAACCACGTTCAGCAGCTAATAAAGAATTTTGAGACTTATTAGGTGAGTGTGTAGGTTCATCACCATTAACTGTGTCACTTGGATAATTGGGCCATGTATTGGCCATTTAAATAGCTCCTTAATTTGGCTAGTTAGATATTGTCAAGATATAATGCTCTACCCGCTCCACCTGGTCCAGTATTATCAGCACCAACTTTAACACGACGTATAGATGCTGAATCCACATCATACATTAAAAATCGAGTATTTCCAGCTGTATTATCCATATCAAATTTTGCACTATCAAAAAATCCAGGGGCAAAAATAATCTCACTTGCTGTATCATCGATTCGAATTTCTGAGGTTGTGGTATATAGATCTAAAGCAAATGGATCACCACCACCAGTAAGAAATACTCCCATATCATTTGTGGCACCAATAGATAATGATACTTCTACTTCCGATTTAATCTGTATTCGTTTAGTATCATCTAAAGGTTCAATTATAGTATTTCCTCCGGAAAAATCCCTTAGATTAATACCTACATCTTGTGAAGTTTGTAGACTTAATTCAAGACCATTTAAAAACATTCCAGAGGCTGGAGTTGAAGTAAAAGAATATGAAGGTGCCGCATTAGTTCCATCTGGAGCTAATTGAGGAAATGAAGTTCCACCAGAACCATTTGCAGCTGCAGTAATGCGTCCTTTTGAGTCAACTGTGATATCAGCAGTAGTATAACTTCCAGGAGTCACAGCAGTATTGGCTAATGTTGCCGCTTGGGATCCACTTCCAGGTCCAGCAGTTACATCACCAGTTAATTGAGTAATTCCACTTGTTCCAGTAGCATCTGTTTCAACTACCCAACTACTTGCATCCCATGTAAATTCTTTAGCTTCTCCAGGATTTATAGTTACTGTATTTACAACAAGAGTTCCAGAGCTTGATGCAGAATGACAAACAGTTAGTACAATAGATCTATTTGGATTATCTGGTGTTTCAAGTGTATAGTCAATAGTTTCTAATGCAGCTGTAGTAAAAACTTTAATATTAGTTACTCTTACATCCGAATCAGCAACTTCTTTAATTTCAACATCAGTACCTTTAGTATGCGTTGCAGCTGAAGTTCCAGAATAACCGCGCGTGCAGTTTAAAAAAGTATGTAATGTACGATTTGTATACTTAATAACTTCACTATCAATTTGAAGTAATCCAGTTTCTGGAGCTATATCACCTGTAATTATTTCACTAACTTTAATTTCTGTTTCTGAGTCTGTAATTGCTTCTAGTAATTTATACATTTATTTTTCCTCTCTTGGATTTTCATATTCTTCTACAACTCCGATTTTATCTCGAAGTTGGTTTGACGACATTTCTTTAAAATCTTCTGTAGTTCTAGCCTTACCATATTTACGAAGAGTCACAGAATCTTTTCCAATACTAACTACTTCAACTGGAATAGATACTTCTCCACAATCTCCGACATCTAATGAGGCATCTAGTTCATTTTTTGGTAAACTAAATTCAAAAACTGGTTCAGTAGCTTCTTTATTATTAATGTTATCCATATTTGTAGATGGCATTTATTAACTCCCTAAACTTTCAAGCAAATCTATTGCTTTTCTTATTTTCTTAAACTGTTTTAAATCTTTTGGTACAGGAATTGCCTTTAAATGGACTAAAGCTAAACTTAATGAGTCCATCGATCTATCTTTATTTAAAGTTTGTTGAACTTCTACAACATCAGCAACTTCTGAGTGTGATAATACCGGTTTTCCTGGAAGTTCAGGTTTTCCGCCTTTTGGAAGTGTAATACCAGAATTGCTAAGAACTTTTTTTAGTCCTTCCTCACCTGGATCTTCAACCATATTAATTCTTTTAGACTCTTTAGGTTTTGGGGCATCACAACGAAGACACTTAATTTCGTCACCGGCTTGAACTTTCAATTGGTTGCACTTTTGACAAACTCCGATTGTTTGTGGATACACGTTTCCTCCCTAAGTTACCTAAATAACATCCAAATACTTTTTCAGCTTTCCAACGATCAATATAACCTTGTTTTAAAAGAATCTTTAGTGGTCTTAACCATCCACTTCTTTCAATTGAACCGTCTGTTTTCCAAGTTATCTCTTTTCTAAGTTGATTTTTATCAACTCCACAGATTTCATGATACTCACCATTTTTAATGGTAAATATTCCGGCTGGTTTAGAACTATCATTTCCACAGAATATTCGCAATTTGCGATTAGTTATTCGTAACTTCCGTTCAAAATCACCTGAAAGCATATTATCCTTTATATTTTACTATTAAATATAAACTATAGTCTTAGCCCTGCCCCCGTCCGCTATACGCAGCTAGGAGCAGAGTAAAACTATAAGGCTTAGTTATCAGCAGCCGAACCAGTGTAAATTTCGATAGCGCGTTCCGCTTGGAGCGCAACAGCAGCCATCATAAATTTCCAACCGATTGTGCTATACATCACTAATGGATTCTCTGTGTTTCCTTCATTGAATCGGAAAGTTTTAACGCCATTTCCGCTCAATTCAGTCACACCGAAAGCCTGACGACCGAACACGAATGCACGATAAGTCGTATCAGTTGCGCCTGTACCTGTTTGCAGGTTAGGAGAAACTAGGAAACGAACTCCGTACATTTGTCCGATTTCACCTTTCATCAAGGGATCAGGAGTGGTGTACTTCAAGATATCAAGCCAGCTACCAACAGCAGAATCAGACATAAGATCGAACTGTTGAGCAGGATGGATGACAGCTTTATAAAGGTTCCCTTCAAAGCCAGGAACGCTGGCATTTCTAAGTGAGAACACAGCTTTACGGATTTCAGAAGCATTCAAGACAGACGTATCTGCCACTGTGATTTCTGAAGCCGCACCACCAGCGAATTGATCCGTGAAGTTACCATGAATAGCGTTAAAAATAACGGTATCATAGGTAAGAGCAGCTTGATCAGCTTGCTCATCTTGGATTTCTTCGACGATGGGATTAATAGACTTAAGATTAAGTTCCGTAGAAACTTTAACCCAAGATCCATAAGTGAGAGGCTCAACTGAAACTGGTGTGGTACCAACAGTCGTTTCGGAAGGATTCGTATTTTCCGTAAGAGGTGTGGTAGCCGCAACAAGTTTATTCAGCCGATGCCATTTGATTAACGTACCAGAGCGAGTAGGAAGAGGTTTCATATCACCGCACTGTTTAAGATAGAGCTGCGGTGTGAGACGCTCTAAGAATCGCCTGTCATAATAAATACCTGGGTCTGCGTATGTATTCCCAGGTACTGCATTGGTTCCTATTGTATTAGCCATTGTAATTTGTGTCCTTAGTTTGGATTACTGGTCTTAATCAGCTTCTCCCAACTGAGATACATAGTATTCTCGTAACTTCTTGAGATCTTTGATATCAGCAGGATTGCCCATAGATCCAGCTTTCCCACCAGTCGCAACTGCAGTTCCTGCTTCTTTTGCGACTCTTGCCTCAGCATCTTTAATACCTCGGCTATGTGCTTCTTTGACAGATTGCTCTGCGCTGACAGTCTTAGCTAGCTTATACAAGGCATCGTAAATTATACCTATTGGTTGGTTAAAGTCTACGGGGCAATTCTCACTATTCGCAAGCTCATTCATAATTGGTTTTAGTTTAGCAAAGTCTGGATAATTTGTAGCATCCAATTCTCTTCGCATAACTTCAAACTGTGTTTGAATTTGAGTTATTTGCGTATCTCGTTCTTCTAATGCCTTTTCGTATTCACTTTTAACTTCACTGGTCCATTGCTGACGCAACGGATCAAAGGCTTTTACTCCTTGTGACTGTAAAGACTTCATGAAATCTTCGGGGCTAACTTCTTCTTTTGTTGCTTCACTAAGAGCCTTAACCATCTGATCCATTTGTTTCTTTAGATCAGAGTAACCTTGTGTTGACTGCGTGTAGGCACGCCGTATTTCACTATAGCTTTTATTAAGGTTCTCGAATTGCGACTTCAAGCCATCATAGCTTGTCCGAGGATCAAAAGCTGAGTCAGTATTTACACCATTGTCGGTGGGACTTTGAGATGTACTTGCTGAACTAGCTGCACTACTTGTATTTGGGACGGTCTTATCTGCATTATCCGCTATTGCTGCGGGTGCTACTTGATTATCGTCGGCCATTGTTTTACTTCCTATTTGACTTGTCCTGGCTCTGGTCCAGGGGTCTTATTTTAAATTAATGTTATCGAGCATCTTATGAGCCCGATCACCAGAGATAATAAATTTTTTAAGTTCAGTTATGGCTAGTTCAAGTCCTTGAGCTTGTAATCTAGCTTCGCGGGCTTCTTGTTCTGTACCTTGAAGCCATGCTTTTTCTTTCTTTGCTTTAATTTCTTCTAGAGTTTTAAGATAAAGTTTAAAACCAGGATGCTGACAAAGATCACGGACCATTCCACCTTGTGCAGCAGCTCTTTCTAAACTAGCAATTTGTTCATCAGTTAAATCACTCATACTACCTCTTTGGTGTTTTAGGAGCAGACGGTCCATTTTGTGTATTTTGATTGATAATTGCACCTTGTTCAGGATTAATTGGATTATTTGTTAAAGCTCCTAAAGCATTAGGAACTGCGACAATATTAATTTCTTCTGGATTAAACCCTGATAACTTTACAATTTTATCAAGTATACTTTCAATACTTTCTGGTGCAAGATATGGAGCAAATGTTCCAAATATAGTAGTAAGTTGTTGAATTTTTCCTTCAGTTCCTACCATATCACTAATTCCAACCATTTTAAATTTAATATCAGCTCTCAACTCTTCTACTTTAACTACTTTAGGAAAAATAACTCCGTATATTGAATTAAGCATATCATCATCATCAATAAATTGAAGATTTAAAGCATGAACTAATTTAAGAACTCTTTTAATACCAAGTTCTTCAACTAATTTAGTTCCAACAGCAAATTTTTCTAGTGCCTGACCAATAATTAATTGAGCACCTTTAGCTGTTCTTCCTAATTTACCGTTTTCGGGTGAGCCTTGAATAGATCTTGGAGCAGTTGCATTTTCTATATCTGTTTGAACAATAGCAGCTTCTGTATAAGCATTTCCTGTCACATCAGGAGTTATAAGAGCTTCAACTCCATCCATTTGATCTGTAAGGACAATTCCATTAGGAGTTGAGATTAAAGTATCTAAATCTACATCAGCAAGACTATTCACTTTCCACATTCTATTAATTACTAAGTTGATATTATCTAATCTCTGACGCCGAAGAGTCCATAATTCATGCACATTAGAAATAACTGGTTCAACTAATCCAAGTCCGTACCACTCTAATGGGACAGGAAAGAATACGCATCGGATAACAGGGCATTGCTGATGGTGAAAAGGATTTTGACGAGCAACAAACAAGACATTACGATTACCAATAACAATTTGAACTTTCTCTTTAATTCCATCCCCATCCAAGTCATAATAACCCCAATAAGTAATAACTTCTACTATCTCCTTATCCCCAGAAGATATATTTGTTACACCACGTATTGTACTTCTAAGTTGTCGTGAGGCTGCATAGTTATGATCATCTGAAAGAAGTGCTTGTGAGTCAGTATTTGCAAAAATTGGAAATTGACCTTTGCCCATCTCTTTTACATCAGATAAAGGAATCCACGATCTAACAAATAAACCTCGTGCTTCTTTCTCATTCCGTGATTCAGGATCAGGAAAGACATCAAGAATATCTAATACATCAATTTCGGGTCTGCGTTCTACAACTTTGTAGACTCGTTTCTCTTCCCATCTAATCTGTTCTCCTAAACTAAATCCATTAATGGTGGGGTTTTCTCTAATAGGTTCTCTTGTAAAAACCCATTCTCTTTTTGTTTTCCAATAGACATAAAAATAAGAAGTCCCATAAAGTAATAGTTGTTTGCAGAAATCAACAAATTTAATCATGAAATCAGCATTACCTAATTGATAAGTTAATAGCATTTTAATCTGTGCAGCAAACACATCATCATTAGGATCAGTAGCTATAACATCGAAGAACTCTTCACCTGATCCAAAGATTGTATTAACAATTTTAGGGACAGCCGCTTCAATAACCTGAAATACTATAGGAACAGTAATGGTTGAACGAGTTGATGTTTTAAATTTATCTTGACTAGAAAAGTAAAGTCTGTAGATCTCTTCCCAGATTCGCTCATAAGATTGTCTCCAATTCTGCCATTTTTCAAACATTGGCACAATTGTTTCTATAATCTTCTTTTGAGCTTCAAATCCCTCTATACCTTCTGTAGCAATTAATTGAATTGGAGAAAAGTCGGACTGCATCTTTTGATCTTGTGTAGTTCCAACTGATGTTTGTTCATCGGCCATTTTTAATATCCTGTGTGTGAATCTAAAATATAAGCTCGTTTGCTATACTGCTTTCGTTGCTTGCCTCTTGCGGCTCCTACGTGATTTAGATATAGTCCTGAGATTGGACGGCTAAAGGCATATCTAAGTGCATCCATAGCATGATTATTTTTATCCACTGTTTTATCATTATTAAATCCGTCTGAGTCTGGAGCAGCATAATGATATTCCAAGATCTCGTCTACTGTTCTTGGAGTCATGCCTTTAAAAAATTTAATTCTGTTTTCAGCTAATAGAGTCCGTATTCTAGGAATACCAGTATCTTTAGATTTATCAGCTGGCCTAACATTCCTATTACCATAGAATCTATTAAGTTCCATAATAAGTTGAGCTGCCTGTGTATCAGCAAATACATATGCTAAATCTTGGTTATGTAAGAACTGAGAAATTGTTTTAAGAAGAGTTTCACTTTGATAAAACTCTCGATAAACATAAAAAATCTTTGTATCTGGATCTTCTGCAATACAGAGGATCGCATTAGGATTTGATTTACCAAAGTCAAGTCCACCAAATCTAACCCAGTTTGCTGGAATATCAAATGGATCAACTACATGCTCAGTTTCATCAAACTCAGGATATACCAATCCTTCAAGTCTGGTGAATTGGCCAAGATACCGCCTTTCAAATATAGCTTTAGGCAGAGTCCGCTTCGCTCGATCAAATTCTTCTTGAGGAAACGCCGGATTATCTGCCGATGCCCATGTAATAAGTTCATAGTCCTTATCGCCATGGTTAGCTCTAATTACAATATCCTTATAGAACCAGTTAACTGCATATGGTGTAGTTGTAAGGATAGCGCGGCCTTGGGTAACAGATAACCGCCCTTGGACGTTAATCCATCCTTGTTGCTTAATCTTTCCGCACTCATCAACCCAAGCAGCCCGACACTCCATACCTTCAATTGCATCAGGTTCATCTAAAGATCGAACAAAGATTCGACACGGCTCTTGTGAGCCAGGTCGCTTCCATGCTAATTCAAAATAAGACTTTTGCTCTTTCCAAATACCCCAGTCAGTAGGAAAATACTCTTTAAACTTCGGCAATGTTGACTGATCTAAAATTTTGTTTGTGGGGGCGCATATTAAATAGTCGCCGAACCTACTAGTTTGATAATCAGCCTGAATTTGTTGCAGGAGCCAAATAGCTCCTATCGTGGTTTTGCCTCCACGAATACCGGATACAACACCGATAAATCTTGCTTTTGAGTCTAAAACTTTATCTTGGGACTTATGAAGGGTAATTTCCATTTTATTCCTTCGCTCAGAAATTGTGGGGAGTTTTTACTTCCCCATCAAGGGTGAGTTAAGCCCGAACCTCAGACTCATAAAAATAAATTCGTTTCAACAGTCTTTCAGCCAATGAATTTCTATCATTAACAAAAATCCCTGGTTTATTAAATCTTTCGTTTAGGTCCGTGGGTAGGTCGCCATGTTGAGAAATGTATAGCGTTTCTAACCCGTGCCGCTGCTTTGGCTTTTTCCACTGTTTTGGAATGACCAATAACTTTTCCTGTGGCTTTTTCAATGATTTCCTTCCCTCTCGCCGCGACTGGCACAATTAATAACCCATTAGAGACTTGATTACTAATGCCTTTCTCTTTTTCCCTTTCTTACTAGCCACTTACTTATCCTGTTTAAAATAGAATTTTGGATTAACTAAAGGCTGAGACCGCAGCTGAGAACCTTTCTTAGAATCCTCTTCTGTTAGCTGGTCATCTGAAAATAGCTCTCCATTGGCTAGAAGCTTGGAATGACTTCCTAGTTCATTGCCTTCATCTTCTTTGCGTTTTTTTGCCATTTGAGTTACTCCTTAGTGTAGGAGAGTGATAAGGACAACCCTCCTAGGGTTAGTGTGATGGACTTGAGGTTCTTTGTCCATGTTAAATTGATTAATTTTACATCTTTTAGTTTTGGCACTCGTATGCCTCCTGTAAATAAGTTAAATACTCACGTGTTGTTCGTGAATCTATAGGCTCAGTGTAATAGACCATTCCACAATTCCCCATACCCTCTGTTCCTACCCCTGGGGTGTCTATCTTGCAACAGATTAACCTTCTGGTAATATAGTTGCATCAATAATGGTGGGATTAACATCTTTATCGGGTGATTGATAGGTGGGTTTATTATCCAAACCACCATTAGCTTTGTCCACTTCATCCTGTGTAGCGAATCTGTTAACCACCAATACACTTAAAGATTGCTTATTCTCTTGCATCTCTGGAACCAATGAACTAGCAAACTTGCGTAGTCTTAACCACTCACTAACAGTGAGATGCTCTTTATCTACCAAAGGAATAGATAATGCTTTATTTAAATCCTTATTAAACTTTAGCTTGGAAGTTAATTCAGTGTTTACAATTTCTTCTATATAAGGCTTTAAACGACGAAATAATTCATAAGGAGCCGACTTCGTCGTTCCATCATAACCCGCTTTATTATAAGCCAATTGTAAGTCACTAGTTTCTAGGAAATGCTTGATAAATAACCAATTCTTATCAGTTAATTCAGCTAAGGAAGTAGTGTTGCTAGATTGAGGTTTAGTTGGTTCAGGTAAAGAAGAGTTACCAATATTAGGTAAGTTTGTTGCTTCACTCATGATTTAGATATAACCTCAATGTACGATTAATGTTAGTAACGTTTACATTCGCTGAGCGCGTTTCGCTACGCTCGGCGTCAGCTCACGGTTTACTAATAGCGTTCGGCTTAATCCATCGCCTCACTTATATACTATATACCCATGCTTATACTATAACGTAAGACAAGCTATTTTTAACTATTTTGTTAAATATTGTTAATCAATGAGTTTAGAGTGAAAATAATTTATAATTAACCCTTGACAAAGTGCAGTATTACCATTATCCTAAGGTTAGGAAGAAGGTAGTTAAAGGAGGCTCAATTATGAAATTCATACGCGAAATACCAATGGAGAAGATAACTAACGAAGTGATGGCCTTGGAACAGTTCGGTTTCACCTTGGTCTACAAAGAGGACAGCGTGGAAGTGTGGGCTCAGGTAGTGGCATTCTAATGGAAACCGTATTATATAACAATGTGTTTGTTGTTCTTAAAGTAATAGCTAATTTAGCCTTGACAATTGATGTAACACTGATTATACTTATGATTGTAAGAGAAGTTTACAGAGTAGAAATTAATTAAAGGAGATAACACAATGAACCTTAAACCATTAGGAACGAATAAAACGGAATTAGAATTTAATGATGTAAATGGAGTTAGAATAAGAGTATTGTTCAGTTACCAAACACCAGTTGCATATTCAGCACTAAAAGAAGATGGACAACATTACTATCGAACCTCACAGTATTATTCCAGAACAACTAACAAGCATATTAAATCATGGCTGCCTTTTGAAGATGCACTTGAAGTTGAGCAAAGCCAAATTGATGACGTAGTTAATACTGAGGTGAAATAATATGAAAACTAAAGCCAAACTATCAAAAGTTAGTACATGGCTCCCAATATTCTCTGGTTTTTATCAGACTATTTGGGATGATGATAACCTAGAAGAAATGGAGATTGAATATATTAATGAACAAAGAAAGGAAAAAGGATTAGAAGCTATTGGTTATGATGATATTGATTGGAATTATAAGCAATACTCAAAAGACGTTGTTAATGGTGTGACTGAATATGTCGGAGATGAACTTAAAAAGATGGGTTTAATATCAAGTTATAAACTAGAGAAGCTATCAAGTCCTAGAGAATATAACTTTGCTAATGATTCAATTCATGTGCAATTTAGCTTAACTGAAGCTAATAAAGAACAAATTAGTAAATATTTAATCGACAATAAAGAAGCATTTACTAAATATATTGAAGATAAATATACGTCATATGATGGGTTCTACTCATCATATTCTAACAATGTGGAAGTGTGGTTAGTAGATTTAAAATATGTGTTAGAACATACTCATAAACTAGGCTCTGTATTACAGTTTATTCTCGAAAATGAAGGGGAATTAACTGAGCTAGATATCTATGAGGATATGAGATGTAACGGACTTACTATAGAAGCTATATTAAAGGAGGCTAAATAATATGGGAATTATACTAATAGGATTATATGCACTTGGTATTGCAATTGTAGGACTTAAAGTAGATCATCAAGAACGTGCTAAACAAGCCGAGGCAACAAGAGAGAATCTAGAATGTGTTCAAATGGAGGCTGAATATGCAAAAGACAAATAAACCACGACATGGATGGGAGATTGTAAAGTTACCGACAGGTGAATATATTTGGATGATTAGGAGAAAATAATATGAGAATTAGAAATCAAAAAGATGTTATGAATATATTAATAAAATTAACAGATCAAATAGATAAGCATTTTTACTCTTTACCAGAGGATAACGAGAATGATGGCAAATACTGGAAACGGTTATATGACAGGGCATGTGAAGTTATTGAAAATGAACTTAATTTTAATAAAGTAAAATAACTCTTGACAAAAGGAGAAACTTATGATATACTTATTTGGTACGTTATTAACAATGATGTTTATAGTGATTCATGTTGCGTTTTTGGAGGCAATATCATGAAACTGAGTCCACTAACCCCAACACCTTGGATGAGTAAACTAGAGAAATTGGCACATACAGTTAATTCAGAAGCAGAGTTCTTTGAGGCAGTCAACAGATCTTATTGGTGGTACTTGGATGAGCCTCGCATGAAAACATGGTCGCGGTATACATTAAGTAATCTATATAAAAAATGTAGACCTGAGATTGAGGTTGGTAAAATAGAAATATTAAGGGGCTTTTAATATGGAAATATTTAAAAAGATGCTATTTGGCAAAGAAAAGAAAGTAATGTTCAACTTAGATCCAAGAGAAGTTGGAAATATACTTAAAGCGTTACCAGAAATGAAGTATTTTTATTATAATACAGATAGAGAAAAAGTATTTTATAAATCACCTGAGACGGCTTTAGAAGAATGGGTAGATTAATAAAGGAGAAATAAATGAATAAAGTAATATTCACAATTAGTGTATTGGCTAGCTTTATTAGTTTAAGCTATGCTAATAATGTAACAGATGACTTAACACCAGGAGACTCACCAGAAGTTGGATCAATCTTGTATTATGGAACACCAAGTGGAAATAGTCAGGGAACATGGGCTTTGCCTGAGACAATTCCAGGGCTTCAAGGGCCGCAAGGCGAGCAAGGAATCCAAGGAGAACAAGGGATTCAAGGTGAAAAAGGTGATCAAGGAGAGCAAGGTGTAGCAGGGCAAGATGGTATCGATGGTTTAAATGGTATTGATGGAGTTAAAGGAGATCGCGGTGATAACGGAGCAGATGTTGATCCAGCAACCGTCAATAACCTTCAAACTCAGATAACCAATAATACTAATGCAACAGACATCTTAAATCAAAACCTCCAAGCTACTAACAGTCGTGTAGATGGTTTGGAGTCTAGAGTCGGTGATTTAGAGAAAACCAAAGTAATTCTTGATGGATCATTAAGACTTGCGGATAGTAAATACATGACAGTTTATATGTTCAATAGTTATAATTGGTTTAGAAGGCACAATGACAGTTTCGGTGTACGGTTTGTGATTAAATGTGGACAATCGTATGAAGAAACTTTGATTGAAAAACAAAATAAGCAACTAGATCAAATGCGGCAACTACTTAGAGAAGTTTATAGAAAACTATAATTGACTTTAGAGAGTGCATTGAGGGCGGTAATCCACCATGTGGTGGCCGAGCGACCTGGACACTCTCAAACTTTAGGAGAAATCAAATGGCTTGCATGGAACATATATGTCAAACTTGTGGATGGCACGAAATGGATAATTTAAGTTATAAGGTATGTCCTATATGTAAAGGTTCTGATGTTAGTAATTGGTTTGATGAAGAAACACTACCTCAAGAAGATTATGAATACATGGAGGATGAGTAAATGGAATTTACAGATATAACTCTAAGAGAAGCAGATAATGGTTATGCAATTCGAGGATATAATGGTCTTATCAAGTACTTTGATGAAGTACATGAACAACGATTAGAATCCTTAAGAGCTATTGAAAGATGGGTTAAATATGAAATTCTATCGGAATTAGAAAGGCAGAATTATAAAGGAGTCTTTAATGCGACTGCGTTGTAATAAATGTGTAAGTGAAAAAAGAGATGAAGCCGGAAGAAAAACAGACTTGTTATGGTTACTAACTATTAAAGGTAGAGATTATCTTGTTTGTCGTTATCACTTAAAAAAAGAAACGCGGAGAAACTATGCAAAAAGCTAATGATTTATTTACTGAATATCAAAATAGAGCACAAAGAGAAGTTAATAGCTATTGTGTTTTGAGGGATAAACATCCTTATCATGAGTTTAAAGAAATTAGAGATACCGCTCAAAAATACTTGATATTGGCCCATTTATGGAAGTCTATAATTAGAAAGAATAATTATAATCATGAAGCTTGATTCATTATTAAATCAATTAGAGCTATTTAGGATTCGTTGTGAAGAAAACACAAATGATTTTGATAGCACTTTGAAAGTAGAATTAATCAATATGTTAGTAGAATATATAGGGAATGATAAAATTAAAAACAAAATTGAGGAGATTCCATTTTGATGAATCTTAAAGTAAAATTAGTAGCTAAATGTCCTAAGAATAGACGCGGTGAGTTTATAATTAAATCAAAAAATGAATCGGAAATTCGTATATCTAGAAAATTAAATATAAATGTTGCTGAGTTTGCTGAAACTTTATTGCATGAGCTACTACATTTTTGGTGTGCAATATTACAAACACACGGATTAGCCGAACCAAAACGAAAAGAGCATCAGTTTATTTATAGAGCAGTTCAAAAAGTAATAAATATATATAATTTAATTTTTAGGAAATAATATGGTCAATATAACTTTTAATCTAACTTATAAATATCAAACAATAAGTATCGATATAGATGATTTAACTTTGAATAAATTGGAGTTAATATATAAAGCGATAAGAGAACTTCAAAAGGAGGCTGTTAAATATGAATCTAATATTAACCATCGTTCTTATTGGAACAATGAACATCACAGCTTATAGGTCTGTTCCAAATCAAACTGACGATAGTCCTTTTACTACTTCAATTGGTGAAAGAGTACATCCACACGGAATCGCGGTTAGTCGTAACCTTCTTAAAAGATGGGGCGGTCCTTTAAATTATGGAGATTTTGTTTATATTCAAGGAATAGGATTTAAAGTTATCAATGATACAATGCATGAAAGATACCGCGATCATATAGATGTTTGGGTTCGAAATTATGAAGAAGAAAAAGAATTTGATAAACAATTTAGAAATAAGAAAGTTGTAATGTGGCTTTTAATGCCTAAAATAGAGGTAAATTTAAATGGCAAAAGAACGAAAAGATATACATCAAGAGATTAAAGAAAAGTTTGGAAAAAATAAACTTGATGATGAAGTATTTAGTCATCAAAAATATGCTAACTGGGTAGACATAAATGGAAATGCATTTGAGATAGAAAGAGTAGCAGAACAACCAGAAAATATCTATAAAGAAGAAAATAAACATAAAATAGAAGTTATTAAAAATAATTTATATAAACTTTCTAATAAAGAAAGAATTATTTTACAACTAATATATCAAGGATTAAGTTTTATGGCTATCTCTGAAAAACTTGGAATTAAAAAAGGATCTGTGCAGATATACTTACAAAGAATTAAGAAAAAAATGTTAAAAGCATGGAATGAAGAAAATGATAACTAGAGATGAAATATCATATTATTTATATAGAATTATTCCAAACGGAAGAAAAAATCAAATAAAAAATAAGTATCAATTACCTTTTGAACAGTTAATAGATTATGTTTTTAAACAGCAAGGTAAGTGTGCTATATGTGAAGTGCAGCTAAATTTTGAAAGTAGAAAATGGCATGTTGATCATGACCACACAACAGGAAAAGCCAGAGGTGTTTTGTGTCATCATTGTAACACTAATTTAGTGCCTGTTTTTGATACTTATTTTCAGTACGTTCCAAAAATATTAAAGTATCTTGGAAAGTCGTTGTCTTACGATATAGTTAAGAAGAAGGTATAAGTAGGAGGACTTAATTATGATTCCACTAGTCACAACATTATTACCAATACTCGGAAATGTTCTTGATAAAATTATTCCAAATACCGCAGAACGAGAGAGAGCTAAAGCGGAGTTAGCTTTAAAGTTAGCGGAGAATGAAACAGAATTACTTAAACTTTTTACACAGATTGATCAGAGTCAAATTGAAGTAAACAAAGAAGAAGCGAAGTCATCTAGCTTGTTTGTGTCAGGTTGGCGACCTTTTATAGGTTGGACTTGCGGAGCTGGTGTGTCATGGGCTTTTGTTCTTAAGCCAATTGCAGATTGGGGTATCGCGGCGTCAGGTCATGTAGTGACTACCCCTATATTACAGACAGGGGAACTCATGAGCTTACTTTTGGGTTTACTTGGTATGGGTGCGTTAAGATCATTTGAGAAAGTTAAAGGTGTAGCAAATAAATAAAGGAGAATTAATTAATGCCATATATTAAACAAGAAGATAGGCCAGAATTAGATACAGAAATTGATGCTTTAGCAGGTAAAATAACAGCCGTATCCAAGAAGTATGGATATGATGGAGCATTTGCGGGGTTATTAAATTACTCAGTTACTAGATTAGCTCTAAAAATTAATCCAGCACGACGCTACTGGACAATTGCGTTACTTACAGGCGTATTTAAAAATATTGCAGATGAGTTTTATCGTAAGTACGGAGTTCCATACGAAGAAGAACAGATAAAAAATAACGGAGATGTTTACTAAAAAGGAGATATTTAAAATGGCGAAAACAGTTGAATTAGAAAAGGAAACGTTGTCGATTGCACAAGTTGGAGAGTTTGGTATTAGAGTTGGTGATGAATGGTATGGAGTAAATGAACCTCTTGAACCTTCTGATTTTGTTGGTGGTAAAACTTACGATGTGCTTGTTAAACGTGGTAAGCCGAGTGAGAAGTATC